AATAAAATAAGTCTAATAATTCACGACCCTGAAAACGGAAAACGTATTGAAAAACATAGGTTAAAACCTTTTTTATGGATGAAGTCTCCTAATATGACTGTTTTTTATAAAGGTGATAGAAGGAAGATAAAAGATAAAATGAAAGAGTATAAAGTTAAGTTTATACCACTAAATATTAATGACGAAAATAATGAGGTAGTTGAGAGGTTAGAATTAGGTTATAAGTTTTTAGTAAGATGTAAGGGTACATATGGTGATTTATTAAAGTTTTTTCAAGAAGGTGGTACACCAGTATATAGTGAAGAACATAGAGATAATTTTTTAGCAATCAACCCAACAGAACAATTTCTTATACAAACAGGTAAACGATTATTTAAAGGTTTTGAAAATTATGATGATATACATCGTTTATCCTTTGATATTGAGACTACTAGTTTAGATCCATCAGATGGTAGGATTTTTCAAATAGGTATAAAAGATAATAGAGGATTTCAACATGTATTATCTATAGAAGGTGGGACAAGAAGAGAATTAAGGGAAAGGGAAAGAGAAGCTATTATAACTTTTTTCAAAATTATAGATCACCTTAAACCAGCAATTATTGCGGGATATAACTCAGAAAATTTTGACTGGTATTATATAGTTAAAAGGGCACAACTATTAAGATTAGAAATAGGACAAATTGCTAAAACATTAGGTAATATTCCTTTCTATAGAAAAAAACAGAGTTTAAAAATGGGTCCTGAGATGGAGTATTATGAACAAACTGTTATGTGGGGTTATAATATAATGGATGTATATCATGCGGTTAGAAGGGCACAAGCAATTAATTCATCAATTAAACAAGCAAGTCTTAAATACATTACTAAGTATTCTAATGCGGCAAAACCTAATAGGGTTTATATTCCAGGCGATAAGATTAGTAAAGTATGGGAAGATGTAGATAATAAGTATTGGTTTATAGAAGAAAATGGAGAGTGGGGTATAGTTAGTGGTGATTTACCAGATAATAGTAAACAAGTTACTGGTAAATATATTGTAGAAAGATATCTAATAGATGATTTATGGGAAACCGAAAAGGTAGATAATATATTTAATCAAGCAACCTTTCTTTTATCGAAGATATTACCTACTTCATTTATGAGATCATCAACTATGGGTACGGCAGCCACATGGAAACTATTAATGTTAGGGTGGTCTTACCATAATGGGTTAGGTATACCACATACTATGCCGACTAAAGGTTTTACTGGTGGATTATCTAGACTATTAGAGGTAGGGTTTACAGAAAATGTAGTGAAGTTTGACTTTGCATCTCTATACCCATCTATTCAATTAACACACAATGTTTTTACTGAGTGTGATGTCACAGGAGCAATGAGAGGATTACTTCAATATAATTACGATTATCGTAATTTATATAAAGAGTTAAAATCTAAACACGCTAAATTAGGTGAAAAAGAAAAATCAGAATATTATGATAAAAAACAATTACCATTAAAAATATTAAATAATGGTATGTTCGGTTCTATATCTGCACCTAATGTATTTCCTTGGGGTGATAGTAATATGGGGGAAAAGATTACTTGTACTGGTAGACAATACTTAAGACATATGATAAGATTCTTTAATAAAAAAGGATTTAGACCTTTAGTAGGTGATACTGATGGATTTAACTTTTCTATACCACAGTATGTAGAAGATAATATATATACTTCTAATGGTAATCATAGATTTAATGAGACAGGTAAAACGTATAGAGGGTTAGATGCCGTTGTGGCAGAATATAATGACAAGTATATGAAAGGGGTAATGGGATTAGATGTAGATGAAATATGTGAATCAACTATTAATTTAGCTCGTAAAAATTATGCAGATTTAATCGATGGAAAAGTAAAATTAGTAGGTAACACTATTAAATCTAAAAAATTACCTACGTACATTGCGGAATTTATAGATGTGGGTATTCACATGTTATTAAAAGGTAAGGGATACGAATTTGTTAATGAATATTATGACACAATAGAAAAGATATATAATCAAGAAGTACCACTTTCTAAAATTGCTAATAAATCAAGAGTTAGAATGTCGGTTAAAGATTATGAAAAAAGATCATTACAATTAAATGTTGCTGGTAACCCATTACCTAAACAAGCACATATGGAATTAATTATAAAAGAAGGATTAACTGTAGATTTAGGTGATACTATTTATTACGTTAATACTGGTACAAAAAAGTCACACGGTGACGTACAAAAAGTTAATAAACCAAAGAAAGGGTGGAGTGAAAGTCAGATGGATATGTTTGCCAAAGAAGGTAAAAATTATGAAGAAAAAAAGAATACCCTTTTAAAAAATGGGTGGGAGATGTCATGGTCTGAAGATAATTGGGTTCGTAGTAATTCAAAAAATAAAGAAGCCAACACTGGTATATCAACTGATCAAGCATACGGAACTCTTATGGGTGACTCTATAGTTAAACTTAATTGTAGATTAATACCTAATGATGTAATAGAAAATAATCCTGACGCTACAGGTGAATATAATATAGAAAGGTATATAGATGCATTTAACAAAAGAATAAAACCCTTATTAGTATGTTTCTCACCGGAAGTAAGAGACGATATTTTAATTACTACACCTTTAGATAGACAATATTTCACTCAAAAACAATTAACTTTGACTTCTGGACAACCTATGAAAGAAGGTGATCAAGATACAATAGAGGATTTATTAACTATAACTAATGAAGAAAGGTTGTTTTGGGATTTAATAAACTTATCCCCAACATATATGTTCGAAGAATACAATATTGTAGATGAAAATTGTTTAGATAACAAACAGTCCGAGAGGTCTATATTGTAAAGATTTATTTAAGTTTTCTGCCTCACCTGCTTTTAATTCTAATTGTTTAGCGTTACTTAATCTTTCTAATCTAGCATCCAAATCTTCTAATAATTTAGTTTGTTCTTCTTTACCTTCACTCAATAAACTGTCATAATCCATTGTTAATTCAGCATCTGGTACTTTTAATGCACCACTAAATTTACCTCTCACTCTACCTAAGGCTTCTTTAAATAATGCCGTTAGATATCTTCTAACCCAAACTCTTGTTGGTTCATTTAAATCAGAATACATTAATTTAGATAGTGGAACATCATTAGGTAATTTTATTATATCTTTATTCTCATTTAAACATAAATTTAATTCATCTTCGGACATACCATTAGTATCATAATAATAATACCACACTTTAGTTCCCGCTAAACCTATCTGATTACCTATTAAACCGGCAGCACTAAAAGATAGTCTACTTCCTGGTATTGGCATTAAATGTAGTAATCTAGTACCGTTAGGTCCTGCAGTAACCTTATGAGTTAATTCACTTCTCAATAACTTAGATTTTAAACTAAAATCAGAAGCTCTAAGTAATACGTCAAACGCAGGTGCAACATAAAATCCACCGTTACCTAATCCTCCACCTTGACCCCACCCAGCGTAAGGTACTTGTCCGAAACCACCACCAAAACCATAGTCTCCAAAACCCGCAAATGAATATAATGCATGATCAGTACTGTTTGGTGTTATCCATAACACTTCGTTAACTTCTCTACCACCAGGTATTTGGTAAACTTGTTGTCCCGCAACTATAGTTACATAATCTTTTTTCATTTCCCACGGACCTCTATCTTGTAAACCTACTTGTTTAGAATATGCGTACGAAAACCTACTTTCAAAATCTAGTGAACGAGTGGTTAGTGCAAAAGCAATATCAATATTATCTGCTTCGTTACCTAGTAAAGATGACCATTGGTTTTCTATTAACCAATCTTGTACTCTTTGTGCATAGTCTTCAATTGCAGTTTCTAATAATGAACACATTTGATCATTATCTAATTCAATTTTTCTAATAGGTGCACCTAATCTATGCTTTATTAATGTGAATAATTCATCTTTTAATTTATCATTTAATGCATTTGCCATAATTCTATGTATTTATTTATAAATATTAAGATATTTATTAAATGATGAAAAGAAACCTAATAAAAAAAATTTTAAGAGAAGAAACTACTTACGAAGTAGAAAAAAATCTTTTTCCTTATACTAAAACAGATACACATAGTTCTACTGATATTGCAGTAGGTTTAATGCATAAGGCAATGAATCATTTGGCTTCTGCACTTAGAGATATAGAATCTGCAATACAATTCGCCTATGAAGCGGACACCAATAATGAAGAACTTATTGAGGGATTAGAAGATATTAGAAAATCTTTACTTCATGGTAGTGGACAAGGTGCGGGATGGAATGGTACAGAAGAACATGATAATATAATTAATGAATTAGGTTCATTAATTGAAAAGTATAGTGACGGTAACGATAACTTTAATCTAAATGGTTCTCACGATCAGAAAGCTCCTGAAGGTACTCCTTAATCATATTTACCCCATCATCAATAGTTTTAAATGATTTATCAGGTAAAAATGCTTTTTTTCCTATAATTACTGCAGGTAAAAAATCACTACCAACTTTTTTTGAAAAGGATTCATATAATACTTCATTTTCTTTATCATCTGTATCTATCTCTTTAAATTCTATATTAGATTCTTTAAGTTGGTTTTTTAAATTGTCACAGTGTGGACAACCTTTCATACTGAATACTATTGGTACTGTTTTCATAATTATTTTTTCTGTATCTTTTATTTCTTTATTATGGCGACGTTCATATTTGTTTATTATAGGTTCAATTGCGAATAAAATCAATAGTTTAAAAAAACTTTTTACCATTAAAAAAAAGTTTTTCTTTTTATTAAGTCTTACATTTATTGTATATCTAACACCACTTTTTAAAGGTAATGCTCCATGCCAACTCTTTATTTTTCTACCTGAAAATAAAAGAGCGTTTCCCACACCAAATTCTGAAGCATGTGCAGTTTTTTTCAACAACGGAAATACAGTACCACTACCTTCATAATTATCATTAATAAAAATTAAAATGGTATAATCATCTCCATCGTAATGATGGGGCATAGAAGGCGCATCTTTAGTATATCTAAGACCGGCAGATCTTGTTACGTTATAATCTTTTAATTTTGGTATTTTTTTAATCTTATTTACTATAAGTTTATGTATTTCAGGAAATGTATCATTTAATGTAGATTCATAAACTGAAAGTCTAAAACTTCCATGATTTACAGTTAGTCCGAATTGATGTAAATTAGTTTCGAATAAATTCTCTATTTTTTTTGCTTCTTCTTTAGAAAATATATTAATATTTTCCCATACCATTTTATTTTTCCACATCATTTTCAATCTTTTTAATAAATTCTTCTATAATATTTTCTTCACCCATAATAGTTCCGATGATTTTCTTTTTTTCATTTAAAATATCCCACACTAATGTGTCTATTGTTTCATCTATTAACATATAATATATATTAACTGTTTTATTTTGACCTATCCTATATGCTCTATCTTCCGCTTGTTCATGATTTCCCGGTACCCAGTCTAATGAATTCATAATTACTATCTCTGCAGCAGTTAAGGTTAATCCTACACCGGCAGCCTTTATTTGTCCTACGAAAACTTTACAATTATCATCTTCTTGAAATCTATCAACCGCCAATTGTTTTTGTTTATCTGACATTCCTCCCCTTATACAAACACACTTATCTCCAAAATACCTAATAAACGCATCCATTTCGTCATTGAAGTTACAAAATATAATAGTTTTTTTATTTAGTTCTAATGCTTCTTCTACTTTTTCTATAGTATATGGAACAGTTTCCATAGCTATAAAAGTTCTTAACAATGTAGCTTCTACTAAATCTCTTGCGGGATTACCTTTTTTACCATCTACTTTACGTTGTGCCAAATATTCTTCCCACACATTTTTATAACCGTCTACATTTTGTAATTCTAAATAAATTGGTGTTATAAGTTTATCTGGTAAATCTAATACTTCTTCTTTTTTACGTCTTAAGATAGTTCTTTTAGTTTTTTGTGCTAATTCTTCTAAATTAGAAGCACCTTTAGTTACCCAAACAAACCTACCACCTTTTTTAAATCTTACTCCTTCACAATAAGTTCTAGCATAATGTACCCAATTATTTGCAACCCCACATTCTATTATGGATAAAAGATTATAATAGTCCATTGGTCTATTAGCGATGGGTGTACCTGTTAACAACCAACATCTTTTAGGAGAAAATCTTTTTGAAATATCTTTTAAAATTTTACCCCTTATACTTTTATGATTTTTTACAAAGTGTGCTTCATCTAATATTATTAGATCTGGATTAAATTCAACTATTTCTCTTCTTAATTCCCAGTCTTCATATTTTTTACCTCTTTCTTCTATAGTATGAAAATTTTTTAATATATCATAATTTATAATAGTAAATCTATCTGGATCCCAATGTTTTCCCTTTATTATGGAGACATCTTCACAAAAGTTTTGTACTTCTCTCATCCAATTTATTTTTAAAGATGCTGGACAAACAATTAAAACTCTTTCTGCATTACATTCTAATGCAGCAACTATAGATTGATATGTTTTACCTAAACCCATATCATCCGCCAAAATACATTTTTTATTTTTTAATAAAAATTCTATACCTTCTTCTTGATGTTTAAATGCTCTCCAACCCCTTTTATCTAAATCTATGTACTTTTCAAAGTCTACTTCTACTTCTACTTCCTCATAGTGAATATCTTCAATTAATTGAGTTTTAGGTATCCATATTAATTTAACTTCTTTTTGATTTTTATAAAATTTACATATTGCGTGTATTGCTTTATCACTTTCTGCCAATATAGTTTCTACTAATATTTTATTAATTGGTGTAGTCAATTTATACTCTTCTTTTAATTGATTTGAAAAATATTCAGTGATTTCTACAATTTTATTAATATTTTTAGGTATGTAATTAAAATAATTAGTAATATATTTTGTTTGACTATTAGTTAAAAAATATGATTTTTCGGTTTGATATTTTTTCTTTATATAATTAATATAGGGATTCTTACCATTATATGTAACTAATAGTTCTTCAATTTTCAATCCTTTAATGTCTTTTATATCTAACATATTTCTAATTATAATCATTTTTTTGCAAAGTATAAATATTTATAGGTAAAAGATACATGAAAAATAACAGAAAAGTCCCAATTACGAGAGTAAACAAGTTTTTTTCACAAGAAGATTTTAATTTAGAAGTAGATTTTGGTAGAGAATGGTTAGAGGGTGACATAAACATTAAAGTAGTTCTTTTTCAAGTAGATCAAAGTAAATCATTAACTGATGATATATATGGAGAATCTGCACCTAATGAAATAAGATTTAAAACACCGGTTGAATTGACTGTTAATTTCCAAATGGAATCTCCTAAAAATGAGGCTTGGAATCCTAATGGTAGTTTAAGACATTTAGAACATGGTAATCTAACTTTAGGCGTATATCAGTCACATTTAGATGAATTAGGTGTTGAGATTAATTATGGGGATTATATAGGATATCATGAAACTGAAGATAAAATGACTTACTGGACAGTATCTAATAATGGTATAATAACATCAGACAACGCACACACTATTGCAGGTTATAAAGGTTTTTACAGAACTGTGACATGTGTACCTACACCTGAAGATGAATTTAAAGGTATTTAATTAAAATGGGACTTCCTAAGAATTATAGAAAAAATTTAAAATTTACCCCTACTCCAGAGGGTTTTGAGGCTAGACAAAATATATTAAATGATATTGCTAATCCTGGTACATATCTACCTAAAGGTATTTTACACGAAGATATGGATAGAGAGTTTGTTCAATATATGGAGGATGATATAAGTTTAGTTTTAAATGGTGAAAAAGTACCAGTTATTTTTTTAAGTATACAAAGATGGGCAGAATTTGCAAAAACTTGGCAATTTTCAGATGAATACAAAAATATTACAATGCCCTTTATTACCATAATAAGAAAACCAGATGCACAAACTGGTACTAATTATGCGGGAACTTTTAATGTGCCAGGAAAACCTACGTTTACATATATGAAAATACCTACATGGGATGGTAATATAAAAAGTTTTGACATTTATAAAATACCACAACCTATTTCTGTAGATTTAAACTATGAAGTTAGATTATTCTGTACAAGAATGAGAGATTTAAATGTGTTAAATAGATTAATGTTAGACTCATTTTCTGCAGGTGAAAAATATATTAGGGTAAATGGTCACCCAATACCACTTATGATGGATAGTATAGGTGATGAAAGTTCTATACAAAATTTAGATGAGAAAAGATACTACGTACAATTATTCAGTATAAAAATGTTAGGTTATTTATTAGATCCAAAACAGTTTGAGGTGACACCAGCAATTAGTAGGGCAATTACTTTCTTTGAAATTGCAGAAAATGTTAATTTAGCTACCCACCAGATTAAAGAAAGAGAAGAAGACACATCAATCGAATTAAATATTCAATTTGCACCAGGTATTAATGTTTTCCAACTATCAATTGAAAACGACTCCATTTACAGTAGTGTTTCACAACAAAATATTAGTAACTTTACTGTTACAGTAAATGGTAACGTAAAAACATTACCTTTTGATGTTTCTTATGGAGATTCATTAGAAATTACAATAACAAAATTAGATGTAGCAAATCCTGCATTTTTAACAGTAATAGGAAACGCAAAATGAAAAGGATAGTTAGAAATTATGTAGTAAGAGATCCTAAACCTATAATGGACGCAATACTTAGGGGAGTAAGTAATTATAATGCAATTAGTATAAAACCTTCTATTAAAGGACAAACTATATTTGATGAAATTAAAGTTAACATTAATGATGTAGAAAAAACGGAATTATATGTTAACGGTTTAAGGTATGTCGTTAATACGGATTATAACATAGAAGATAATAAACTTATATGGTTAGGTGATTTTGAATTAACTCCAGATTTTGATTTAGTTTTAATAGTGAGATAATTTATCTTACCACTTCACCGTACAAATCTTTTTTAGGGACACATTTTTCTTTTATTATTTTTTCTACAAATGCAAACATTTTTAATCCATTTTCTTCACAATAAGTTTTTAACAATAAATGTGTTTTGGGTGTAATTTTAAGATTTTTAGTCCTTTTCATAGTTGTTTTTTATATAAGTATGACAAAAGTATGAAAAATATCATACTAAATATCTGAATATTAAAATAATTCACTTACTTTCAAAAATAATTGCATATTTATAATAAAAACAAAATAATAAAAAAGATTAAAATAAAAAATTAAATGGCTTCAACAAATAGAATTTTCGTTAGTCCAGGTGTTTTTACATCAGAAAAGGATTTAACATTCGTAACAAGACAAGTGGGGGTAACTACATTAGGTTTACTAGGGGAAACACCTAAAGGTCCTGCATTTGAACCAGTATTCATTTCTAATTATGATGAATTCACATCATATTTTGGTAACCTAAACCCTGAAAAATATAAAGGTAATGGATATCCAAAATATGAACTTAACTATATAGCTAGATCGTTTTTAACACAAACAAATCAACTTTATGTTAGTAGAGTATTAGGATTATCAGGATATAAAGCAGGTAATGCTTGGTGTATTACATTGGATGCAGAGTTTGATCCATCAACAGAAGAAGTAATAGGTACTACTTCTTATCCTACATTATTAACTTATAGTGCGAGTACAGGTGGAACACCAGTTACAATGACATTTAGTGATCCTCTTTTACAAGAATTATATGATCAAGGGGAAATTAGTAATAGTTTTTCTGCAATAGGTTTAAGTGCAACTGGTGATACTATATCAATAACTTCACCTAAATATATAGAAGTGGGTAGTGACTTTTCTGGTGCTACTTTCTCAATGGAAGTTACTTCAACATCTGGTTCTACACCAGGTTTTGTAACAGGTGTTACTTCAGGTACAGTAGTAACTTATACTGCATCATCTTATGATATTGATGGTAGTGTGGTTGCCACTTTAAGATCTAGAGGTAATTATGGTGGAGATCAAATATTAGATTACACAGTATCAGGTATAACAGATGTAAGTATGACAAATACATCCTCAATTGTAACTAACCCTTTTGGTAGTTTTACAATAAATGGTACAACAAGTAGTGGTGTTGACTTTGATTATAATGTGTCTTTAGATAAGACTAAAAAGAACTATTTACCTAATGTTTTTGGTGTTAGTTCACAAGATAAAGAAACAGAACTTTTTGTAGAAGAATTGTTCATTAACAGTTTAGATGATTTAAATACTGCTGGTAAAGTAAGAGGTTTAAACATTGATTTTGTTAGAATAAGTGCAGATTCTACTTATAATTTAAGTAATTATGAAGAAAAATATCAGTCTGCAGCTTCCCCATACGTATTATCTGAATTAAGGGGTAATAAACTTCAGAGATTATTTAGATTTATTACAATATCTGATGGTAATGCAGCTAACAGAGATATTAAATTTTCTATTATCAACATTAAACCAGATGATAAAACATTTGATTTAATAGTAAGAAGATATAATGATAATGACGCCAATCTAAGTGTTTTAGAGAAATTTTCTAAACTTTCTTTAGACCCTACAGATAACGGATTTATTGGTAGAAAAATTGGTACGTCAGATGGTGAATTCCCATTAAGAAGTAATTATATTATGGTAGATATGGCAACCGATTACCCAACTAATGGTGTACCTGCAGGTTTTGAGGGAGTACAAGTCAGAGACTATATCGGTGATACTACGGCATTACCACCACAAATAGAGTATGGTACAAAATACCCTTCATTGAATAACTCACAAATAAGAAAATACTATTTAGGTCTTAATACGACTATTGGTGTAGATCAAGATTTCTTCGATTACAAAGGATTAGACGCAGTAACTAAAGTAGCGTATACTGGTAAATCGGATGGTTTTCACTTAGACGTAAACGCAAAAGGGGCAGAAATATCAGCAGGTAATGATAGTTATTTTCCATCATTACAAGTAGGTATATCAGCATTTACTACTGAAGCATCTTTACAAAGTGGGCCATATGAAAAAGTAACTGCTAGGAAATTTACTTTCGCACCATACGGTGGTTTTGATGGTTGGGATGTGTATCGTTTAGACAGAACAAATACTGACTCATATACCAAAACTGGTAGTAAGGGTAATGAAGGTTTACTTAATGGAACGTTTACAACTTATACTACTTCTGAAGGAGATGATGGTATAACTTCAGATTACTTTGCATATTTAGAAGGAATATATACTTATAATAATCCAGAAGCAGTAAATATAAATGTTTTTGCAACACCAGGATTAGATTTAAGAGATCAACCTTCCTTAATTGATGCAGCGGTTGATATGGTTGAAAATGATAGAGCAGATTCATTGTATGTAATTACTACACCAGATACTAGTAGCGATGGAGAAACTGTTTTAACACCAGATGAAGCAACAGGAATATTAGATGATTCAGGAATAGATAGTAACTATTCTGCAACTTACTTCCCTTGGTTACAGATGAATGATACAGAAAATAATCAATACATTTGGTTACCACCAACATTAGAAGTTGTTAGAAACATTGCATTAACGGATAACGTAGCGTTCCCTTGGTTCGCAGCAGCTGGTTTAAACAGAGGTACTACAAATGCAATTAAAGCGAGAACAAAATTAACTTTAGATCAAAGAGATGATTTATATGAAGGAAGAATTAATCCAATGGCAACATTCTCAGATGTAGGTGTTTGTATTTGGGGTAATAAAACCTTACAATCTAAAGATACGGCACTTAACAGAATTAATGTTAGAAGATTGTTATTACAAGCTAGAAAACTTATTTCGGCAGTATCTATTAGATTATTATTCGAACAGAATGATGATGTTGTAAGAAATCAATTCCTTTCATTAGTTAATCCAATATTGGATAATATTAGAAAAGAAAGAGGTTTAACTGACTTTAGAGTTGTATTAGATGATACACCAGAATCTATCGACAGAAATGAATTAAATGGTAGAATATTCATTAAACCGACAAGATCTTTAGAGTACATTAGTATTGAATTTAATATTACTAATACTGGAGCATCTTTTGATGATATCTAAAATAAATAAAATATAATTATAAGGTGGGATTATTCCCACCTTTTTTTTGTCTATGAAAATAAAATTAAGTCAATATCAAAAAAGTCTACTTTTGGAATTTAAAAAAAGAGCATATTCATTTGATTGGGACGATAATATTTTATTTATGCCCACTAAAATTTATTTAGAGAAAAAGGTAGGTGATGGATGGATACCTGTTTTAGTAGGTACTGAAGAATTTAGAGAAATTAGGAATAGAGTTGGTAAAGATTATAGATATGAAAAAGATGACTTATATTATGCGTTTAAAGATTTCAGAGATTATGACGCATTTATAAGAGACACAAAAGAAGCATTAAGAAAAAAATCTTTTGGTCCCAGTTTTGATAAATTTAAAGAAGCATTATTATATGGTAATGACTTCTCTATAATAACTGCTAGAGGAAACCCACCTAAAGCAATTAAAGATGGTATAAAAGTGATAATTGACACTCTTTTCACTGAAGAACAAAAAGAAAAAATGTTATCTAACTTACATGGTACATCTATAGAACAATATCTAAACTTACAGGACTACTATCCTGTGACTTCTGACGAGTTTGTAGAAGAATTTGATACTGATGTAAGTGTAACAAACCCAGAAGTCGGTAAAATGATTGCATTAAAGACTTTTGTAGATAGAGTAGTTAGTGCAGTTAAAGAAATGAAAGATAATCCAGAATATAATGGTATGAGTATAGGTTTTAGTGATGATGATTTAGGTAATATTGAGAGTGCGGAGAAGTACATTGAGGAGAAATTAAAAAAATTATATCCTGATGTTAAATTTTTAGTATATGATACATCTGATCCTGATAACCCTAAAAAGAAACGAATAATAATTAAAAAATAGAATTTTATTTAATTACTAAATATTTATTAATAAATGGTGAAATAAACCATATTTTAAAATACAAAGTAATGAGAATTAAAAAAAACGATAAAGTAATTAAGTTAACTGAAAATGACTTAAAAAGAATTGTAAAAAGAGTATTAACAGAACAAAATTATGATTATGAATATATAGAAAATCTAGATGACGCAAAAAAACTATATAAATTAATACTAGATGCGATGGGAGTGTTTATGGATGATGAGGCGATTATTGAAGCTGCGTTTATGGCATTCGATAAAAATCCCGATTTATATTATGAAGCGAATGAAATCTTTAAAAATGATAATGATTATCTTGCTGGAGATAGTTTTAAAGGGTCAGTCATGTTTGATGGAGCAGACAGTTTATTACATATGGTTAAATTAAAAATGGATACAAATAAAATATATCATAAAAAATCTATTGCGCGTATAGCTCATGAAAATAATTTTAAATAAAAAAGACTAAAATGGAAAAGAATATAAATAACGAAATTGAAAGAATGAAATCATTATTTAATGAGGAAAGACTTTACGGTAATATAGAAAATGGTAAAGAAAATTTAAATGAAGGTTTAAAGTCTACATTAAAAGGTATTGGTGGAATGTTTAGAGGTACTGGATATAGTTATACTAAATATGCTTATGAATTATCTGGTGCGTTAAAAGAACTTAATGAAGAATTAGAAGAAACTATTAATGAGGTTGAAAAAATAATAGATAAATCAAATGAATCTAAAATGAGTAATGACGCATATGATAGATTAACTCTTCATGTGGGAGATGCGATAGATACGTATAAAATGGCTATTGAGACTAATGAGATTATTATAGAAGATTTAGATTTTTCTGTTAGTTCTAATAGAGAAGACGAAAGGGCACAAGATAACCCTACTTCACAATTAGAAAGATAATAAAAAACATTAAAGATTTAGTTTTTTTTAAATTTTAGATATTTATTAATAAAGAATAAAAAACAACGATAAAAAAAAGAAATTATGGCAGATTTATTAATGAGAATGCCGGTTCCTTATGAACCATTAAGAAAGAATAGATGGATTCTTAGATTTCCTGATGATTTAGGTATTCAAGAATGGTGGATTTCTACTGCAAGTAGACCTAAATACACTAGTGATGAAGTATCAATACCATTTTTAAATACTGAGACGTATGTTATCGGTAGATTTAGATGGGAAACAATCTCTGTTACATTTAGAGATCCAATTGGTCCTTCTGCAACACAAGCATTAATGGAATGGGTAAGATTACACTCTGAATCTGTAACTGGTAGACAAGGATACGCAGCAGGATACAAAAAGAATGTAGAATTAGAAATGTTAGATCCAACAGGTGTAGTAGTACAAAAATGGATTTTAGAAGGTACTCAATTAAATGACGCTGATTTTGGTGGTTTAGATTATAGTTCTTCTGACTTAGCAGACATTACATGTACATTAAGGTTTGATAGAGCAATTAACGTATTCTAAATCAAATTAACATATATAATATTAAAAGTCGCATAAAGCGACTTTTTCTATGCTTTTAAATATTTATATAAAAACTCTATTAGAATGAAAATTATAATTTCCGAAACACAGTATAAAAAAGTTTTTGATAATGATTTTTTAATTATTAGTGAACAAGAAGTAGATGGAATATCTGGTGCGGCTATCTCAACTCCAAAGTTGGGAAGTGGATGGATTCAAAATAGTACTGCACCAGGAAAAATTAATTATGGTATTAACGAGTTAAATACCTATGTCGCATGTAGACCAAAGGGGAATATAGTTGCAGGAATACCTGGTCCAGATTGGGACTGGTGTAAAGCTAGACAATATGGTGATCCTCATATGGGTGCAGTAACTTATGAATATAACGGAAAAATGGTAACCATTAAAGATTTTAATAGTAGAGCGGAAGATGATGGAAGATATTCTTATGATGTTGGGGGAAATATTCTTTCTTCTACATATGATGTACTATTAAACCCTAAAAGTGAAAAAAATATTATAAACAACGCTATTGGGACATATAATAGTGTTTATAGTAGTTGGAATAGGTTACGAAAACTAGGTAATTGGGACGGTTTAGCATGTAATTTACTCACATTTAGTAATTCTAAAAGTAAATTAGAAGAAGTATTTAATAATCCTTATAGTAGTGGAATAGGTATTGGTAATACCAATTTATTGTGGCCAGGTGACTTAATAAAAGAATATTTTAAATTAAAAACAGTTGTTGAAGAAGATATTTTGAGTATTTGGGGTCAAGAAGCATTTAAAAAGGAACAAATAGAATTAGGTGAAAGGTATAAATTATCCCTAAAAAGGTGGAAAGAAGATTATAAAAAATGGAAACAACAATTCGGTGAGAAATATAATACCATACAAAACTCCATTAATGATATCATAAATAGTAAAAATAATGCTTTTGCAATAGAAGATTATAGAAATAATTCATGGAGAGATCAAGACAGTAATGATCCATCTAAGTACAGACCTAATTATGTTAATAATTTACTAACTAACAATACTTACCAAAGTGATTTAGAAAATGATCCTAAACCAGTTGATTGGTATGCATTACTTAAAGAATTAGAATCACAAATAGGTGAAATTAAATTACCTAGAAAGTTAACTAAAAAAGAACCTATACAGAAATTCCAAAATTGGTTAGACAAAAATTACCCAACTCAGTGGACTACAACAGGTAAACCTTTAAATAAAAAAACACCGGGTTATGGAACATTTGGGCCACAAACTACTAAAGCGTGGAAAAAATATGGACCGGTTTATTATTATCAATTAAATGGTAAAATTAAACCGCCACCAGTAAAACCTAAAGAACCAGAAATAAGAGATTTAGCACAAAGAAATATGGGTGAAAAAAGTAATTTAGAACAAATGATTGAAACTTATTTACATATTATAGACGCCTCAGCAAGTCATAATGAAAGGTTTGAGAGTCAAAGTGCGAGTAAATATAAAGAATATTGTAGTAAACCCGTAGGAGATTTTAGAAACCCATCAGATGGTAAAGTAAGATGGAATCCAAATAGTAGGAACACCTGGAAAACGGACTGGTTTGATGAATATGGACGCCCAAAACAAGTGGTTGCCGAATCAAAAAAACATAAAATAGATGAACAAATAATAGTAGTCCCACCTGTACCTTATTATGATGTTGAAAAATCATTCGATTATAAAGATAATGATAAAAATACTTTTAATCTTGTGTGTAGTCAAAAGAATCTAGGTGGTGTATGGTGGTACAGTGGAGGTAAAAATTTAGGAACTTGTGGTTGTGTTAATAACCCAACTAATTCATTTAAATTAAATGGATCAACTATTAATATGTCTAAAATTGTTGAGTATAGTGCGGTAGAGAATGATGTACGAAGTTTATGGGAAAAAACTTCTGATTGGGCTAGTAAGTGTGTAGGTGATTGGCATTGTATTGCAGATGTAGCATCTATTGCAGTATTATTTATACCCGTACCAGGATTAAATGTGGCATTATCTGCTGCGATTGATGGTGTGAGTGCTGCTGGGTATGTAATTGAACAAGATGAGGGTTGGGAATTAAATGCGGGATTAACTTTAGTAGGTGCATTGTTTAGTGGAGCAGAAGCGATGAAATTTACAAATAAAGCATTAAAAGGTGGTTTAAAGAATGTAAAATGGACTAAAGCTTTAGGTGAAATAACAACGGAGTTAAATGATAAAGCATTTAAGAATACACTTGAGGGTATGACTAAATCAGAAGCGGCGGATGTATGGAGTAAAAAATTAAGAGATTTAGTTTCAGAATATTCATCTAAGGAAATAAAACAATTATCTGATGTGATAGACGCTTTTCAAAAAATGCCAAATAAAGCGGTAGACGGTTTGGAAAAAATAATGAGAAGTATGAAAAACTTAACTCCAAAAGAAAAAGAAATTTTACAACAGTTAACAAAAAAAGGAGTTAAAAAAGATAAACTTAAACCATTTCTAGATGATTTAATAAAGGTAGATTATGACATTAAAAAAGTTATAAAAAAATATATACCTAAGTTTAGTAATAAAGAAGCTTTAATACAAGCAACTTTATTTGGGTTAGTACAAGGTTATGGAGAAGAAATTGGTAAGGCATTAAGTAAAGGTTTTGACGCATTAAAAAAGTTTACAGGTTACGATATAGATAATAAACTTACTTCTAAAGAAGATATTAATAAAAAAGACGCTTCTTCATTAGCGATAAAACAAAAAATAGAAGATTTAGCTAGTTATTATTTATTAGCACATATGATAGATATTGAAACTAGAATAGGTGTAGGTAATTTACTAAGTAAATATGATATTAAAGTAGAAAAAAATGTAAGAGATATAGTATTTAATGGGATGGAAAGTATAATAGGTAAAGTTATTTTAGAAAAAACAGGTAAATGGTTGAGAGAAATAACAGATACTGCCACTCAAATGGAAAAGGAAGGTAAACCTACAGAAGAAATTAAAACTTTTATTATAACAAAATATGATGAAATATTAGAATTATTAGAAAATGCCCCCGAACAAGATAAATTAAAAGAGTTAGAAAAAAACTTAGAAATAGAAAATAATAAAAACGAAGAATTTAGTGAGGCAGATAAAGAAAATGCCAAACATTGGGGTATTGAATTGTAAACATTATATAATATAGTTATATTTATTAATATGGAGAAAAAAATTAATGAGGAAATTGAACGAATTAAAAGTCTTTTTACTGAAGAGAGACTTTATGGTAATTTAGTTAAGGAACAAGTTACCAATCCCGATTCTAATGGTGATTTTGTAATAGATACCACAGAATTTACTGCATCTGGTAATGACATAACTGCAGATGAGGCTAAATTATTCGTTAATGCCTATCATACCGCAAACCCAACTAGAAACACTGAAGTAGGACATTGTATTAATCAATCAGTAATTCAAATGATGATTAAAAAATTTCCTAGATTGGTGGAAAGTCCTATGAATTATGGAGTAACAAGTTTAGGGGGTAAATGTTACCTATACTCCAACAATAGAGGTACAATTAGTTATCCAGCACAAATAACTAAATTAGAATTTTGGCAAAATGATTGGATTACTTTTTATGTAACTCTTAAGACACCTATTGATTTATCAACTGAAGATAGTTATAAAAAAACATTCAATAAAAATTGGAGTAATACTAAAGCGGTAACTCCCGGCACAATAGAAATGAGGGTAAAACTCAATGAGACTGCTAACCGAACAGAAAAGATAAAATATTTACAATATAAAGCACCTATAACTAACTTAGGTACTACTGCTACTACATCAACATACGGTCAAATAACTTTTATGAATTTTTATGATGAAAGTGGTAACAAAAAAACTATTCAGTCATTAATTGATAAAATTGATGAATCAAGTGTATACGGTGGATGGATGGCCGGTGATGGTACAGGTAGTACATATCAATATGATCCTGATGGTGTAGATATGGATGGTTTATTACAAGATACAAATACTACAAATTTAACTGTTAGTGGAGGAGATATTAAAGAAATGGTAGTTAACTTAATTAGATAATAGAAAAAGATGAAAAAAAAATTAATTTATTTAGATAAGAAAAAGTTTAACCTTATGTTAGAAAGGATGGATAATAGAGTTAATTATGACGAATCCATAAATTTGAAGAAAAAAATTTTAATTACTGAAGGTGAAGGTGGTATTGGAAAAATAATTAGAGGTTTCCTTAATAGTGGTAAATTTGTTGCAGATGAAGTAGCGGTTGTTGCAAGAGCACTAAGTGGAGATGTTGACGAATTAAAAAAATTATTAAGAAGATTAGATGATGACCCACAGGGTTTTAAGGTTAGTTTAAATAACTCATTAGTAGATTTAGGTGTTAGTGCAAGTGCATTAAAAGGATTAGAGAATTTTATAGATAATGTACGTATAGTTGAGAAATCAAAACCTGAAGATGTTTATACAAATTTATTTTATAATTTATCTAAAGATGGTAAAACTGTAGATGAAGCAGTTAAAGAAATTGATAAGTTATGGGATGATATGCCAGAAGTTTTGAAAAGAAAAACAAATGATATTGATTTCCCATTACAAGCAACCGATGATATAAGAATAAATATAATAAAAAATAGGGTTGGTATGAGTCCTAAATTACCAATGAATATTAGAATTAAGATTGGTGATGATATTGCTAAACAAGCAACAAAAGGTTTGAAAAAACTTCAATTAGATGAGATGCTAAAAGGTGTTGAACTTAAAAGCCCAATTAGTGAGTATGTGGTATTAACTAATAAAACTAGTGGTAATCATATAATAGTACATAAAAATAATGTTGGTGGTTTTGTGAATAAGTTTGAAATTGTCGGAAGTAATAAGTTTGAGATAAGTGATGGTGTAAGTTTTAGAGGTAAAGATGGTGATACTATAGTAGTAATGGATGATCTTAACTTTAAATCAGGTTTAAGTGAGGAAGAGTTAGCCATATTAAAAAATGAGTTAAAAGGTGCTAATTCTATGGAGAAAACGGAAGAATTACTTGCAGAAATAATAAAGAATCAAAGATTAAATGAAAGAGCAATTGCAAAAGTTAAAAGAAATAAATATTGGGTTTATTCAATAGTAGGTATAGAATGGGCTTTAGAAGCATTGATACAAACTATTTCTTGTATAACTAAGGAAGATGGTGAATTAAGACGTGTAAGGAAAGATAAAATGGAACAATTTTTAGATATGGAGTATGACATGGAAACAAATCCTAATACAAAATATACTGAAAAAGATTTACTTCAGTTTACTGAACCGGTGGATTTTTTGGATTGTTTTAGGACTTTTATGAATACAGATTTAGTTGATGTAACTGACAGATATGATCCTAAAGGTTATTTTGAACATTATTTCCCCTTACCTTTATGGGGTGTAGGATCTTCAATTATAGATTATTTATTTACATTTAGTGTTGATTTACAGAGGTTACTAGGTGTGATTGATGCTAAACTGAAATCTACTATTAAACAACAAGTAAATAAACTACTAAAAAATAAAAATTTGGTTGAGATATTAAATCACAAGTGCGAATATACTAAAGAAGAAGCTTTTAATCTGATTAAAAATGAGGGTGGGGATAATAATGAATCAGTTAAGGATTTATCAAAAATTTTAAATGTTATAGGTGTAGATGGTGAGTTTAAAAATAATTTAGTACAAAATATACTTAGTGGAAATGAAGCGTTAGCATTAACAAAAAAGGAAGTTGATGATATGAAAGATGGTGCAACTAAGGATATTAATGTTAACGTAGATGTTTCAGGATGGGATGGAATAAAAAATGGAAAGGGTATTGATTTAGCTTCTAAATTAATAAGAAAATGTCAAGCCACAAAGGCAGAATTAATTATTACATTATTGAACGCGGCAGGAGAAAATGAAGTTGAGAGAAAATTAAATGATTTAATATTATTTACTGATGGTTCTGTATCTAAAGATGAAATAAAAACTATGGCTAAAGATATAGGTAAGGGTAAACAAATCGATTTGGGAAGTAAATTTACAGTTTCAAATGGTAAGAAAAACACAGAAGAAGGTATTAATTTAATGGGTTTTGCAATGAATTACGGTACACAGAGAAAAACAGATATTGAAGGACCTACTGTAGCAAGAAAATATTTTCAAGACGTAAATAAGTTGGCTAGTGATGAATTTATAGATAAACAATTTAATGCGTTAGTAGATTATATGAAAAATGATGTGTCAGATGACAATGTAGATTCTACAACTACTCGAAATTTAGATTTAGGAGTTGTAATAAATTTTGATTTAACTTTACCTGATTATAAATGGCAAAGTATCTTAAACAATAAAAGTGTAGAGGAGGGTTGTAATATTATGAAAGCAACTATGTATAATTTTGCTGCAAAAAGTAAATTTAAACCCTTTATTAGTATGTTAAGTCCCGATAATGAAGGTGAATTGTATACAAAACATGAAGATGTAAATGGTAATCCTTCATTTCAATTTATTATAACCGATGAAACACTTACTGAATTAGCTAAATTACCTGTTAAAGGTTGGTGTGATAAAGTTACTGCTAATGGTGAAAGAAAAGGTAAGACAAAAAGTGACTGTACTTCCGAATTAATAGAATTCGCCAAAACTTTACCTTGCTACGTAGAGTAAAAAAAATCAACATTTAATATTTATTTAATAGAATAATAGATTAAATTAATAAAAAAATGTTTTATGGAGCAAAATATACAAAATTCTTTAGATCCTAATTATGTACCTGAAGATTTAAGAACACCTTTCGATGTGTTAGATTTACCATCACAGGGATTATTATACGATAATAAATTAAAACAAGTTAAAGTAGAATATTTAACTGCAATGGATGAAAATATTCTTAGTTCACCTAATTTGAGTGCAAAACCAGATGTGATGATTGATTTACTTATTAAAAGAAAGGTAAAAGATTTAAATATGGATGTTAGTGAATTGTTAGAAGGAGATAGAATGGCTATTCTAATATTTTTACGTTCTACCGCTTTTGGTGAGAAATATACCCAATTAGTTTGGGATGAAAATAGTGGTGATTATGTAGAAGGTGAGATAGATTTAAGTCAGTTAAAACAAAAAAAATTAATGATTAAACCAGATGTTAATGGTGAGATAGATTTTAAATTACCTAAATCTGGAAAATTAATTAAGTTTAAATTTTTAACATCTAAAGAAGAACAAGAAATTGATATTGCAGACAAAAGTCAGATGAAAAGAAGTAAAGAAAAAGTTTCTCAAAAAATAACACTTAGGTTGGAGAAATGTGTTACCGAAATTGATGGTGAGAGAGATAAAATAATAATTTCAAATATCTTAAAAAAGATACCACTTATTGATTCTAGATCATTACGAAAGTATATTGATGATAATGAACCAGGTATTGATTTTAATACAAACGCACGGATTCAGGGGGGAGAATCCGTTAGTTGCTTTCTTAGATTCGGACCGAATTTTTTATGGCCTAAACTCTGAATACCTACTACACTTACATAAAGAAATATCTTATTTAGTAAAAACAGGTCAGTTTTCATATAGTGATATAATGATAATGCCTACTTATAGTAGAAGAATATTTATTGGTAATCTTACTAAGAAAGAAGAATAATTTAATTTTTCTTAATATTTATATAAAAATCGCACTATGAAAAATATTGAATATTTTAATAATATTATTAAAGAAGTTATTATTGATATAGATAACTTAATAGTTGAGCAGAGTGTTAGTGTTTCTGGTTATGATGCTTTAGGTGATAGAAGTGTTAGTGATGCTGATAAAATTCAAACTATTATAGATGTTCAAAATCAAAAACCACCACAAAATCCTATAAAAATAGAAGAAATTTATAAAGATATGTCTAATGGGAAATGGCCGGATGGGTTTCCTAGTCAATCTGAATTGGAACAACATTTTCAAAATACTACAAATACTACCTATACTATTGAAGATGGTAAATATAAAGGTAAACAACTTACTTCAGGTGTTTATGATGCTTTAAGAATCAGTAGAGGTATAAAAAGTGCTAAGTCTAGAGTAAGGTCAGGACAAAAAAAGAAAGGTAAAGGACATGCTTCTGTGTGTTATTGTGTTAGATTTGCCAGACAATTTTTAACTGATCCAGATGATCTTGTAGAGGAAGAGAATAAATGTCCACAAGGAAATAAAAGCGCATGTATGAAAAAATGGGAAGATGATTTAAACGCGTGGTTGCCAGCACAAAATGAATATACTAAAAATTTAACTGAAGAATATAGACTAGATTGTATTTCAAGATATAAAAATGAAATGTTTGATTTAGATACTAGAAATTTATACGTTCATAATAATCCTAATATAACCAATACTCCTTATTGTGAAAAATGGGATAATGATATTAAAGACCTTTTTGATGGTATAGAATCAGATCTTTCAGGTTTACTAAGTAAATTTTTTAGGGTAAAAAATCAAAAACAATTAAAAGTTAACGCTAATAAAGGTTCTGTTTCTGATAAATTAATAGTTTATAGTAATATAACAATAAAATATGAAAATAGACCTACGGATTATAATGATAGTGGTGCAGGAGTTCCTCCTAGAGAAAATAACACCACTTTCCCTACTTGTGTAGCTAATTCAAGTAATATTAAAAAAGGTGATGAGGTTAAATATGAGGTAATGACTGCAAGTCCATTAAATAAAGGTAAAACCGTGCAATTAAAAGATCCTGATGGAAAATATTTATTAATTACTTTTTCTAGTACAGAAAGAGGTGAGAACCAAAATGGGAATTTAAAATTTTGCGATTCCAATGGTAAACCCGTATGTTCACAAATAGGTTGGAATGGTAAGATAACAAGACTAGAAATGTAATGAACTATGGCAGGAGAATTCACACCAGGTAGTGATGATTGGTTTAAAGAAAAACTAAAAAATCAAAAAGAATTAATTCGTGAAAGTAAAAATTGGCGAGACAGTTTAGATGGTATTAGTAGAGATGAACGTAAGGCAGAATTAGAGGGTATAAAACAAAAAAAGGAAGCTTTAAGTAAACTTACTCTTGAAACTGAGGAACAAAAAAAAAATGCAGAAGAACTACTTAAGATTTATGAAAAACAAGAAAAAATATATAAATCTCAATACGAAGTTACTGGTAGAATTACACAAGAAGTTAAGGTTACGTATAGACAATTTCAAAACTTTTTAACCACTAGTGCCGATCAATATAATTACGCACAAAAAATTGCCAAAGAATATTTAATGGTTTCTAGAAATATTGGTGCAGGTGCAGCACATCAAGAAAGATTAACTAGAACATTTAAAGATACTTTACCAGAAGTTGAACAAATGGGTGGTAGTATGGAAGATATTACTAATATGATGGAAACTATGGCAGATGAATCAGGTAGAATGAAAATTTTAGATAATGAAGATGTCATTAACATTGAAAAAATATCTAGAGGTGTTAATTTAAGTGCTTCTGAAACTGCAAAAATGGCAGAAATGTTTGACTTAATGGGTATTTCTACAAACGCAATGACTAAAGGATTAGAAGATGTTTTTAAAGAATCTCAAAAATTAGGGTTAAATGCATCAAAAGTAGTAAAACAACTATCAAGTAATATGAAATCTATCCAATCATATTCATTTGCTAGTGGTGTAAGAGGTATGACTGAAATGGCTAAACAAGCGGTTAAAATGAGGATTGATGTTTCTGATGTATTACAAATGGCAGATAAATTCTATCAACCAGAAGCGGCGATTGAAGCAGCAGCTAACTTACAGATGTTGGGTGGAGATATAGCAAAAGCATTTGGTGATCCTTTTGAGACTATGTATATGGCTCGTAATAAACCAGAAGAATTAGCGAATAAATTGGAAGACATGACTAAAAACATGTTACAATTTAACGAAGAAAGTGGTAGATACGAATTACCCGCAGAAGCTAGAATGCAATTAAAAGCGGCAGGTGATCAATTGGGTATCAATACAGAGAAAATGGTTGAAATGGCTAGACAATCTAGTAAAATTAACGACCTTAAAATGAAGTTTACGGCTATTGGTGATAATGAAATGAAAGAAAACTTAGCATCTTTAGCTAAATTTTCAGAAGAAAAAGGAGAATTTGTTATCCAACACAACGGTGAAGAATTAGGATTAGATGAAGTTAACGAATCTATGGTTGATGAGATAATGGAAGCTAATGCAAATGAAGGTAAAACAGATAGTGATTTATTTAAAAATATTGCAATAAACACTCAAACTATGAGTGAACAATTGCAGAGTTTAAAAGAAAGTGGTAAAGCTGCAATTGCAGGTGGTACAGATTTATATGAGATAACTGCAGAAAATATGAAAAAGACTTTAGTAACACCTATGAAAAATACTATGGATGTTGCCGTAAAACAATTTCAAGAAGCGTTTAAACCAGGTGCTTTATTTGAATCAGATGAATGGACTAATGCTACTAATGAATTTGGAGAAACTATGGGTAAAATGGGTGATGAATTAAATGATTTCATTAATAATTTACCAAAAATACCAACAAATACCGGTCCCGGTAACACCAACAATACAGGTGACCCTAATAGCGGTCCAGGTAATACAGGAAATCCTACTGCGTCAGTAACTAAAAATCAAAATATTAATTTAGATGTTGCAATAAATGGGTCTGGAACATTTACACCTGCACAACTGCAAATGATTCAGGATGAAATTACACGAAAAATTGTGAATGGGATTGAAATAAAAACAGATGGAACTGATATTGAGGTAGTAATTAATAATATAACTTAAAAAAAATTTGTTTCTACTATTGACTTTTTAAAATTATTTTCTTATATTTGACCAGAAATAGACCTTAAAAATTATAAATAATTATTAAAACTAGAATAAATATAATAAATAAACTAGTAATAATCTATTAATTATATATAATATATAATTTTATCTCCTGAAATTTAGCCTTTAAATATTTATATATAAAGAATATTTATGTCAGGCATTTTAAATCAAACATTATATACTACTAATTTTGGTGTGTTAAGCACTGAAGATTTACGAGATATATTATTAAGTAAAAATTTACCTCCACCAACTAATAGAACTTTAGTTGAAGGGGGTTTAACCTCTAAACTTGATGATATAGGTAATATTGTAAAAGTACCTGTTAATGGTGTACAAAGTGAAAATACTGTTATTTCTTATAACGAAGATGAAAATATCATTACGGAAGGAGAAAATTTCAGAGACACTCAAAACGTAAATAATAACAGATATATTCCGCCGACAGATGGTTATGAGGAATTTAGTGTTGTAATACCTTCTGAACCTTATTTCGATTCTTCAGTGAAAGATAGAATTCCATACCCTTTATTTTCTAATACTGAAAGTTTTACTTTATTAAGTAGAGGAGATTCTCCTTATGTTACTTTTCCATTTGATGTTATAGACAAAATGTCAACACTAAATTATAACAATGAATCATCTTTAGGTATTATAGGTGCTGGAGAATTAAAAACTAACGTTATTAGTAAAGTTTCTCAAATACAAAATAAAATGTCTAGTGATTTAATTAAATTTGCTATAACATATTTTCAACCACCTGAAGATGAAGCAACTGATTTTGAAGATAGAATGAGAGGAGAACCTTCAAACGGAGGAATTCTACCTGATGAATCGATAGGTTGGCAAGAATATAATAGACAATTAAAAAGTAATAAAGGGGGTAAGAGTAATGATAAAAATCAGAGTTCTCCTGTTATATCTACAGAACAAAGAAGTAATTCTTTAATTAGTAATACAGGTATCAATCAAACAACGTTTTTATTTAATGCTTTAGGTTTAAATTTATATGTACCAAATTATACAGACAGAAGATTATCATCAACATCTGATGGTGGTACATCTAGTAGATATTATATAGGTAGTGAAAGAACTACTAATAGAGGTAGTAAAATAATGACTACTTTTACTTCTGAAGATTTTAATGGTGCAGATGGTATTAATTCAGAACAAGTAGGACAGACTACAGTTGGTAGGAATTATTATTGGGAATTTAAAGATAGTAATAATTTTAATAATAAAACTTTATTATCGGAGACACAAAATTTAGTAAATAACTTTTCTGATGATGTGTACATAGATCAAACTAAAAAGTTTTTTAAAGATAGAGTAAAAGGTAGATTAATTAGTAGAGGTAATGCTATAAGTAGTGAATCTTTTGAATCTGCAATTAAAAACGGTAAATTTTGTAGGGTATGGACACCAAATAATCCTTATAAATATAGTAATGCAATTAGAAAAAGTGGTTTATTTAGTTCAGATAGTAAAAATAAACCAGGTTTTTCTGTTACATCTGATAATGCATCTTTAAGTGTATTACAAAGTAACGGTTTTCCTAAGACACATTCTACAGAAATAGATAGAACAACATCTTTTAAAAAGTATATGTTATCTATTGAAAATTTAGCGTGGGCAGATAATTTAGCAGATTTAACATTAGATGAAATTGGACCTGGCGATCCATTAAGTAGAAATAAAGGTAGAATTATGTGGTTTCCTCCATATGATTTAGGATTTGATGAGAATATGAGTGCCAATTGGACTAAAACAGATTTTATAGGTAGAGGTGAACCTGTATATACATATAATAATTCTACTCGTAGCGGACAGTTAAAATTTAAGGTATTGGTTGACCACCCTAAAGTAATAAATGCATATAGAGGTAGAAGAACAAATGAAATAGAAAGATTTTTTGCTGGTTGTATATCACCACAAGAGTTTTTAGATTTATTAGATAATAGCCAAGGTGTTAGTCAAAATACTAAAAACGAAATAGAAAAAAAATTAAATATACAAAAACAACAATCTACTGCGTCTAACTATAGTGCTAGTGAAAAATACGTATTAAAATTTGATAAAAATAGTGACACAGGTGTAAGTATCGATGCGGCATCTATAACAGAATTTTTAAATATTCAAAAAAATAGTGATAAAACAGTAAAAATTAATATCAATGGTTTTGCATCTAAAGATGAAACTAATGCAACTACGTTGGCTAGTAAAAGGGCTACTGACATCAAAGCACAAGTAGAATCGGTAGTAAACTCAATAAGTAATGTAAATTCTACTACTGTTGTAAAATCTAGTGTTATTGACATAAGTGGTGATGAGAATAGTAGGAGAGTAGACATTAAAATAAGTTATGATGCGGTTAATGATAATACCGCACAACACCAACAAACTGATATGAATAGTAATTTAGTTTCTCTACCTTTAGATTCACAAATAGTAGATAATTTAAGAATTGATGAAACAAGATATTTTGATTTCATAGGGGAGGAATATCCTGAGTATTTTGAAACTATTTCAGAAAAAATTAAATATTTTCATCCAGGATTCCACTCAACTACGCCAGAAGGTTTAAACACAAGATTAACATTTTTACAACAATGTTTAAGACAGGGACCTAGTATATATGATAAAGCTAACTCTACTGGTATAAAAGCGCAAAACTTAGCTTTTGGTAGACCACCTATATGTATTTTAAGAATAGGTGATTACATTAACACTAAAATCACAATTAATAGTTTAAGTATTACTTATGCTACTGGTAATTCACCTCAGTGGGATTTAAATCCAGAAGGTATAGGTGTACAACCAATGATGGCAGATGTTACATTATCTATTGATATTATAGGTGGGCAATCCTTACAAGGACCTATTAGTAGATTACAAAACGCATTATCATTTAATTACTATGCAAATACAGAAATGTATGAAAGAAGAAGTGATAAATTAGAAGTTGAAGCATTTATAGGTGCTAGAATAATTGATGGTAGAAATAGTCTATTTAGCGAATTATTACCGGGTATTGCAAATATAGGTCAAAAA